GACCGATGCGGTGGACGCCTTCCTGCGGTCAGCCGACCCGCCGCCTGATTCCGTGGTCGTGCATTGCGGCTGGCAGGACAACCCATGGCTACCGGATGAACTGCGGGCTGAGATAGCATACGATTACCGAATTGATCCGAACGCCGCGGCGCACATCTGGGAGGGGGAATACTGGGCCAGGACAGAGGCGCAGGTGTTGGGCGGCAAGTGGACGGTCGACGCCTTTGAACCGAAAGAAGACTGGGACGGGCCATACCACGGGGTGGACTGGGGTTTCAGCAGGGACCCCACGGTGTTGGTGCGATTGTGGATATTCGCCGGCACGCTGTACGTCGAGCATGAAGCCTATGGCGTGGGCGTTGACCTTGGCCATGACACGTCGCGCCTGTTCGATTCCGTGCCCCTTGCCCGCGGTTATGTGCTCCGCGCCGACAACGCCCGACCTGAATCCATCAGCCTTATGCGCAAAGGCGGGACCGGATGGGACGGGTGGAACATCGTGGCGGCCAAGAAATGGAAGGGCAGCGTTCAAGACGGTGTTGGACATCTTCGCGGATATGAGCGTATTGTGATTCACCCGCGGTGCAAGTATGCTGAGCGGGAAGCCCGATTGTACTCCCACAAGGTCGACCGCCTGAGCGGAGACGTAATGCCCGCCATCGAAGATAAGCACAATCACATCTGGGATGCGGTGCGGTACGCACTGGACCCGCTGATCCGGCAACGCACTTGGGGCCCGCTGTGAATCTGATCCCGCAGGTAGTGCGCAATTTCTTCAAGGCTGCGCCTCCCCACCCCGGGGGCGGAACAGGCGGCACCCTTCCGTTTCTGACCAACGTGAGCATCGATCGGGCCGACGCCGATTTCGCCAAGCGTGTTGGTACCGGGATGAATTCCTCGGTGGTGATGGCCACCGTCCAATGGATTCAACGGGCCATGCAGACGGCGCCGGCCCTTGTGGAGCAACGCCAAACTGATGGGGATTGGGAGAAGCTTCACGATCACCCGATGTCCGTGCTATTGGACTCCCCCAACGATTTCTATGCCGGGTCGCATCTGCTGTCCGCCACGGTGCTCAGCTACCTAACGGACGGGAATGCCTACTGGTTCATCGTACCGAACAACGCCGGCCGCCCGGTTGATCTATGGTACGTGCCCCATTGGCTGATCCGCCCGATCTTCCCGCGGGATGGCTCTGAGTTTATTTCATTTTACGAGTACACGCCTGGGGGGCAGCGGCTAAGAGTCGAGCGTGAAAACGTTGTGCATTTCCGGCACGGGCTGGACCCGAAGAATATCCGGCTTGGCGTCTCCCCATTGATCTCAGCGCTGGCGGAGATTTGGACGGACATGGAGGCGGCAACTTTCATCGCCAATCTGTTGGGGAATTCTGGGGTGCCGGGATTGCTGATCACGCCCAAGGGCGACACTGTGCCGATGGGCGCGCCGGAAACAGAGACGATGAAGCAGTACGTCAAAGAGCGGACCACCGGCAGGTTCCGGGGCGAGCCTTTGATCCTCAACGGGGCGACTGTCGTTCAACAGCTCGCGTGGGATCCGCAACAGATGGATCTCACTGCCGCCACTGACCGCGCGGAAGAAAGGGTCACAGCGCTGCTCGGCATCCCCGCGACGGTGGTAGGCTTTTCTGCTGGATTGGAAACGTCCGACGTTGGCTCAACGATGAAAGCCCGGCTTAATCAGGCGTGGACCAACGGAGTCATTCCGCTGCAGGACAACCTGGCGGACACCCTGGCTCGGCAGCTACTGCCGCAATTCGGCAGCCCGGCAGGCAAGCGTGTGCAGTTCGACCGCTCTGAAGTTGCGGCGCTCCAGGAAGACCAAGACAAGATTTGGGCCCGGGTGGGCAAGGCTGTCAATGAGCAATGGCTGTCTGTTGCGGATGCCCAGCGTATGGCCGGGATGGACGCGCTCCCTGGAGGCGATGTCTATCTCCGGCGCTTGGCCACAGTTGAGGTGCCAGTCGGCAGTACGCGGGCCGGACCTGAAGAACCAAAGAGCGGCACCAAGGGCGCGGAAGATGCCTTTGAGCAACGGATTGCCGCGACTTCACCACGGGCAGAGGCCACAGACGGCGAACTGGCCTTCATCTCGTTTCAGGAAGCACACGCTCCGGCCTTGGAAGGCAAGATGCGCAAGGCTCTGTTGAAGTTCTTTGCCGATCTGGGCGATCGGGCGGAAGAGGCGGCGCTGCCGTTCCTGGAGGAATCATTGAAACTTGTAGCGCCCGAAGATGCGATCATGGCTGCCCAGATTCAGGAAGCCATGGCCATGGATGAGGTGGCCCTTAAACTCGCTGTGCTTTTCTCAGCGCACTACATCTTGGCCGCAGAAGAATCAACGGCGCCGGCCATGGCAACCATCGGCCTGGCCACGGGCATCCCGGATGATGTAGGCCGCGCAATCCAAGCCACCGGCGGAACCAGGGCGGGCTTGGTGGACCTGAGCACGCAGACACGGAAGGCGCTGTTTGCGGCGATCGAAGAAGGGCGTGCAGCAGGCGAGGGCGCAGACGCGTTGGCGCGCCGGATCAGGGGCATGGTTGGGGCCGGGCCCTGGAAGTCGCCTGAGATCAGAGCCAGGATCATCGCCCGCACAGAGACCAAGCACGCTCAACGGATGAGCGCGGTCATCATGGGCAAGGATCAGGGCGTGACCGAGTTCCGCGTGTTCGATGCACGCCTGGGCCTGACCGACGCAGACTGCGAAAGCCTGGACGGTATCCTGGTCGACGCGCGCACCGCTGATGAACTTGCTTCTGCAGAGCACCCCAACGGCACGAGGGATTTTGTGCCGCACTTTGGATAGAGGTTCACCATGGAACTGATCACAAAAGCATTCCGCATCAAGGCTCTGGACGATGCAGGGTCCGGAACCGCGGTCATCGCCACCCTTGGCGTGATTGACCTGGACGGCGATGTGACGCTGCCCGGCGCGTTCGGGTCCGGCCAAGTCGCCAAGTTCCTCCCGGCCCACGATTGGTCGCACGTCCCTTTGGGCAAAGCGACCATCCGCGAAGTCGGAGACGATGTGCTGGCCGACTTCCAACTCAACCTGGATATTCCCGCGGCCAAGGACTGGCATTCCGCGCTGAAGTTTGCCGATGATGCTGGCGTGCGGCAGGAGTTCAGCTACGGATTCAAGATCAAGGATTCCGGATTTGGGGAGCATGAGGGCCAGCAGGTGCGGTTCCTCAAAAGCCTGGAAGTGCTGGAGATCAGCCCCGTGGTGCAGGGCGCTGGAATCGGCACGGAGCTGCGCGACGTGAAAGACCACAAGCCGTTGCCCTTCGCGGACCAGATCAAAGCAGCCGTGGAATCCGTTGGGGCCATCACAGCGCGAGCTGTGGACATCCGTGCCAAGCGGCAGGCAGACGGCAGGGATATTTCCCCGGACCGCGTGAAAGAGTTGGAATGCATGCTTGAGGCCATGCATCAGGCGGGGGAAGCGCTCCAGAATGCGCTCAAGGCCGATGTGGGCTCAATCAGCGATGAGGAAATGAATCGGCTCTACTCGGAATTCCAGACGGCCACAATGCGCGGCGAGGGCATTGCCGGCGCCTGCGCTTGACAACTCTCGGCGCAATATGAAACCGTAGGTCAATTGGAGCGCGACCGCTCCGAGCAGTATCCTGCATTGTCGGCGCGACGTCTGACGGGCAGAGGAACGACATCCCTCACCCCGTAACAGAGGTAACGCCATGCGGCCCAAGCCCACCCAAGAGTCCCAACAGTCCCGCGAAATTCAAGGCAAGTACGATGTGGTCAAAGATCGCGTCGCCAAAGCCTTCGAGGAATCCGCTGTCACGGTTGACGGCGAAGCCCGAAAGGACTTCACCCTCGTCCAAGCGTACGGCGAAGGGAAAAGCACCACGGAAATCCGCGACGCCATTCTCGCTGACAACACGGCGATGAATGATCTGCAAGATCAGCTCAAAGCCTTCCGCGATGCGGATGCAGTCGCCCAGAAGCTGGAGGAAAAGCAGGCGATCATGCACCCCATGGATGGCGGCAGTGACCGCCGCGCGCAGATGGGAGGCGGCAACTACGCAGAGCCCCCCAAAGCCATCGGCACGCAGCTGGTGAATCACGCTGATTTCTTTGCGCTGCGCAAGCAGAAGGGTTTTGCGATCAACTTCCCGGATTGGTCCCTTGCCCAAACGGGCGTCAAGACCCTGTTCGAGACGACTGCCGGCTGGGCGCCGGAAAGCGTCCGCTCCGGCGTTGTGGTTCCGGGTGTCACCCGACCCATCCAGGTCATGGACATCATGCCGACCGGCGGAATCAGCCAGGCGGTAGCCAAGTACATGGAGGAGACGACCAGGACGCACGCGGCCGCAGAGAAGGCCGAAGGCGCAGCCTACGCAGAATCCACGTTTGTGCTGACCGAGCGCACGCAAACGGTGGAGAAGATCACCGACTCCATCCCAGTGACCGATGAGCAGCTCGAAGATGAGGTGATGGCAGAGTCCTACCTGAATGAACGCGTCGGCTTCGGCGTGCGGCAACGGCTGGACCTGCAAGTCATTCAAGGTGACGGGAGCACCCCCAACCTGGAAGGGATCCTCAACAAGTCGGGAATCCAAACCCAGGCCAAGGGCTCCGACCCGGTGCCGGATGCGTTCTTCAAGCTGATGACCAAGCTGCGGGTCACCGGCCGCGTGGTGCCCACCCATTCCCTTTTCCATCCCAACGACTGGCAAGGCGTGCGGTTGCTCCGCACCACGGACGGCGTCTATATCTGGGGCAACCCCTCGGAAGCCGGCCCGGAAAGGCTTTGGGGTCTGCCGGTTGTGCAGGCGGATAGCCTCACCGAAAACACCGGCATTGTCGGTAGTTTCGAGGGCTCCTGGATCCAACTGCTGGAACGTCGCGGGCTGACCGTCGAAATGGGGTT